TATCTAGCAGTGTTAGTGCCAGAACCAAACTGACGAGTCTGGTCATTTTGGTCTGCTTCAGGTGAAGTAAAGTTTAAACGACCAGTATCAATAAATGAAACCATACGATAAGAAGCACCATAAATAATTACATCTCTAGCAGACTCTGGTAAACCAGTAACAGAAGTAAACACATCATTTCCACTAGATAGTACTGTAGGTTCTTTACCGTAAGTTACTTGAATTGTTCTACCAGGAACAATAGGTTCATAAATACTTATTGTGTTACCGTTAGCATAATCTGTAGTGTTAGCCATAGGGTCATGTCTCCATCTACGGATAGGGAACCATTCACCTGAAGGACCAATATCACTCCAAGATGCAGCAAGAACAGTGTCTGCTTCAGCAGGTAAAGCATAAGTTGTTACAGAAGGATTATATGAAAATGTTGTATTTGCAACACCATAAATTTTAGGGAACACTGATTTGATAGTGTCATTAATTGCACGTTTAACAGAGATTTTAGGAAATGATGGAGAGAAAGTTACTTTAGCGTTTGCTGAATGTGATGCTGCAGTAGTACCGCGATAGCCTCTACCGAATGGGGAGATAACTGCTGAACGGTCAGAACGGTCAACAGAGTCGATGTGGATAAGTTCATCATCAACCTCAATTATTCCTTTCCCAATATTATCACCACTTGCTAATGCAAGATTTAAATCATCAGCATCAATACCAGAAGTTAAATATGTTGTTCTATCTTGACGAAGAGTAAAACCTTCAAGGTTAATTAACACTTCCTCAATCATTGAATTAAATGTTGTCATCTATATTTAGCCGTTTTCTTTTTAATGTTTTTAGGTTGTGCAACAAACTGTTTACCTTTAGCATTACCTCTAGCCTTAGCAGCATTAGTTGCTTTCTTCTCTGAAGGACTTAAAGCCTTCCAAGCCTTATCTGGTAAATATCTTTTAGTACCTCTAGATGGTGAACCATCAGAAGTACGCCATTTTTCTTTAGTCCATTTAGACAAAGATTTTTGTTTACTAGTTTTAGAACCAGAATATCCGCCACCAGATTTTTTATATTCCATAGCAAGAAGTTGTGCTTTACGAGCAGACCACTGTCCAGGTCTACCACCTTTAGAACCTGCCATGATTTTATTTTTTAAACGTTCACGCATTGCTGAATTGGTGTAAGCCATTTACCATTTAACCTTATCAGCCCAATAGGCTGCAGACATTTTACCTTTAGCAATATTTTTAGCATGACGTGCTTTAAAAGATTTTTGACGTTTAGTTGGTTGTCTGTCCCCAGTAACACCTTGTTGACCAAAGCGAATAGTCTTAACCTTAGAACCAACTTTGGCCACAACAATGTGTGACTTTTTAGGATGGCTAGGAGTTCGCTTTGGTCGGTTATAACCAGAGACTCCTGCACGTTTTAAACGAGAGTCTTTTGGCATAATTACTTCTTAGGTTTCTTAGGTGTTGCTTTTTCAATTGATGATGGAACAGGAGAAATGTTTTCCATCGAGTTATCACCTTTAGCGTTAGCCATAGGATGATTTAAATTAGGATAGTTGCATCCACAAGTTGTACACATTATTTCTTTTTACCCATCTTTTTCATTTTAGACATTGCTTTTTTCTTAACATCCATCTTTTTCATATCCATCATTTTTTTGCCCTTAGGCATTTTTTTACCGTACATCATATTCCATATGCCTTTCCTGTTTTACTAGAAATATCTATTGCCCTGCGAATATCTTTCGTCTTAGTAGAAGAAGGTTGAATACCTTGTGCTCTAGCCGAACGATATAACGCAAGTTCATTGTCCCATTTCTTAGCAGACATAGTTAGTCTACTAGATGCTTCACCAGGATTCAAATCCACTGTTGAAGCCTTACAGCCAAAACATCCTTCAACATATTCAGGATGTGTTCTTAATCTATGAAGGCTCATTCCCCTGTAACCTATCTAATTTAAATTCAATTCTATTAACAGCATCTTTTAAAGATGAACCACCATTATTCGATAATTCACCATCAAGTTTATTAAGTCTTTCCATTACACCAGGAACCCTATCCCTACCTGGTTCGGCTTCTTCGCCTTCCCAATCCCTACGAAACTTATCTAACCAAATAAAAAACTTATTAATCTTTTTAATCGGAACAGCAATCACCGCAATGACCGCAGCGACTGCACCTGCAATTGCACCAATAGTAATAATCGTGTTCGTCATTGGAAATTACTTTCAGTAATCCCAATATTTGCTGCAATAAGCGCACTTTTAACCCCGTTAGTAACTTCATATTCATGTCCCCCTGCATAATATTCTGTTGCTGAATCTATTTGGTCCGTTGAAGGAACTCTAATGATTCTGTATGTGCCACTAATTTTTAAAACTGATTTGCCTCTTTTATGTTTATATCTGTAAAACAAACCAAACCCTGCTGGTCCTTCATCAATTGTTGGTGGAAAAAATGTTGGCAATTTACTCTCCTAATAAGTAAAGCCCCCAGTTACCCAGGGGCTTTAATCTTGATTTGAATCTAACTAGTTAATGCTAGATGCTGATTCAATTCTGTACAATGCTTCTTCACGATAACGTTTGAAGCCTAGTACACCGTACCAACCGATTGGACGTAAACGCATTAATTTGTCAGTTACGTTACCGATTACTACGTGTGGTTCTTCTGCAACTGCTTCAGCAAGTGCTTGTTGACCTGCTAGCAATGTGCGGAATACACGGCGGCTTGATGCTCCATCTGTTGCGTTGTACATACGTGGTGATTCAATGAAGTATGCACCTTCGAATGTACCGATTTCGCCAGCCCAAATGTTTTCATTTGTTTGGTATTCGTGTGGAAGTCTCCAAGCACCTGAACCTGTTTCTGCACGAAGGTCGTGTGAAACTTCTGGATGTATTGCACACCAGTATAGTGAACCCTTACGAGCAATTGCTTTTCCTGCACGTAATTTTGCAATTGCAAAACGAATATCTGCTGCAGAGATTGTATCTTCTGCTGCGATTTCGTTAGTTGCTGTAGGGTCAGATGCACCAGCAGAACCGTAGCGAACGTTAGTTCCACCACGTAGTTCTGTTTGTACAATTTCATCAATAGAATCTGCCATGTTGAACGCAACAATGTTTGCAATTGCTGGGTCAACTTCAGCAAGTGACATCAATTGCAGTTTGCGTGTGGTCAACACTGCGTTACCGTATTCGTTAAGAGTTACGGTTACAGCAGTTGGAGCACCAATCGCTACTGAATCTGGGTCAACTTGTTCTGATAAAGCAGTTGTTGCTTTTGATAGGTCGCTGTAGATTTGGAATACTACAGATGAACCTGGCATTGATTGTCTCGCTGGACGTTTGTCTGCGACTGAACGTAGTAATGGTTGAGAGCGAAGTGCGAACTCAACTAAGCGGTCGTATGCTTTTTGTACGAGACCTGCACCATTAGATGGTGTAAAGGTACCTACGTTATCAGCACTTGAATATTGACCGCCACCAAGACCACCGTTAGTATTAGCAGTACCACCAGAGAGAGCGGTATAGGCATTTGCCATTTCGGTTATTTCCTTTGGTTGTAGTTAGTTAGCCTAAACCTCGCCACCTTCTTGGAATATTAAATTTGTGATTTCTTCAGCAGATTCTGCATTTTGTAATCTCAAATATAAATCATCCAATCCAGCAGGAGATTGGGCATTAGCAGTAACAGAATCAATTTGTCTGAGTGTAGCCAAATCTGGCTTCACATCATCGGGCGTCTGTACTGTTAAACCAAAAACATCAGCATTTTCTTTAATCCAATTATCAATGATTTCTGGATTAGCCTCAATGTCTTGAGGAATAAATTTTGCTATCTTTGGACTTACGCCCTTGCTTTCAAGAACTGATTTGATAACACTTTGACGTTGCTCAGTCCTAATCGAAGAAAGTTGTCCTTCCATTTCGGAAAGCATTTTAGATTTAGTTTTCAACTCCTTACGAAGTTGTTTTAATAAATCGCTTTCTGATTGTTGACTTTGAACAAAATCGTCATCGTCATCTTCCCATTCTTGATATGTGTTGCTCATCGCAACTCTCCCATTCTTTTGTTGTTAGTCGCAAGCCTCATAATAAATCGGGGAAAATATTATGGCTCTTACTACCAGTCTTTTACTCTCATAGGGGCTGGTCGGTCCTAGTGAGGGTCTATATGGCTAGAATGAACCAGCCTGTGAACTACCAAGACTTACTTGTGAAATACCAGATTGTCCAGCAAATCTTGCCTGTTCTTGTTCTTGAAGTTTCTTACGACGTTGAGAAGGCATCAATGTTCCAGTTGTTTGACCGAATGCTTCTTGTGTAAGTTCTTGTTGTAAACCTGTTGTATCTTGTTGAGAAATTTCTGCAAGTTTTTGTGTAGTTGGTAAAGTTTCAGAAAGAGTAGCGTATGCTTCTTTAGCAATGTTACCTATTTGTTCAGTTGAATAACCACTAGTAGTTAACTGTTTTTCAAGTTGACTGATGTCTTGTTCGGCAACATTAACTTTACTTGTTGTAGCACCTGTACGAATATAGGCTTTACGAAGATTAGTTTCTAACTGGTTGATACCTTCAGGTCCTTGCATTAAAGCAAGAGCAACTTGTGAACGTTGCTTAGCAGGGTCACCAACACCATAAGCACCTAAGTAGTTACTTAGTTGTGTTTTTAATTCATCTGGTGCATTATCAATTTTAGCAAACACTCTATCAATACGAGCCTTAGCCTCATCAAGAGAAGTAAGCCCACCAATTAAAGCAGTAAAAGTATTTTGTGTAGCAAGTTCATTAAGATTATATTGATTAAACAAATCACGAAAAGTTTGTTCAGCAGTAAGATATTCACCAGGAGTATAGGTAGGTAAACCTTTTGCTCTGCGACCTTCATTACCAGCAAAACGTGTTTTATATGCTTCGGTTTGAGGTAAAAGAAGACGTGCTTCTTCAGCAGTGTATCCTTCTGTCATAAACTTTTTAATATCAGCAATTAAAGTAGGTAACCCAAGTCTTGTAAGTTCTTCTTCAATAAGAGCAAAAGCACTGCGACGTCTTTCTGAACGTTCAGCCTCATAAGGGTCAGGTGTAGTAGTAACTACTGGAGTTGAACCTGGAACAGTACCACCATAAGTTCCTTGACCTTGAACTAAACCACCAGATAGTTGAGTAAGAGTAGGAACTGCAACATTTGGATTAACAACGTTTTGAACTCCAGCAAGTGATTTAGCAACTTCATTTTGTACTTGTTGCCAGTTAGTTGCTTTGTCTATTAAATATTCTCTATAACTAGCCATTACGCTGTCCTAAAATCTTGATTAATCATATTTATATATTCTGCTGCTTCTGCACGAGCACCATTTGTGTAAGGAAATTCTGGAGTATTTCTTAAGAATTTATTAAAATCAGTAAAGTTAAGATTATTTGTTAAACCATTATCAACATATCTATTATCAAGTGTAATAGTATTAGGATTAATTTCTAAAGTTTTAGACATAGCATTAATATATGGTGAAGCAATTTCTGTCATAGTTAAATCTTCATCAATAAATTTTGCATACTGTGGATATCTAATCTTAGCAATATTTTTTATTTTAAGTTTACTATTTTCTAAAGCATTCTTATCAGTCAAAGCATTAATAGCATACTTACGTACATCAGCATCAGATAAAACAACATTATAACTTGAAGCAAATTTACGTAAAGTAGAAAGATTAGAACCTACAACACCACCAACATTTTGAACACCCTTAGTGTCAATATATCGGTCAACAAAACGTGCTGCTAATAATTCACGGTCTTCTTTAGTAATACCAGGAGTTGAAACCTGAGTAGTTGTTGTACCAGTTCTAGTGGTTACTTGTTTAGCAACTTTACTTTTTTCAAGTTTTCTTAACTCTTTATAATACTGTTCAGCATCTTTAGGATTAGCATTCATGCCAGTAGCATCAAAAATAAAATCATTAAAATCTTGATATGCTTCTTCTTTAGTAGTAACAGATGGTTGAAGAAAAATACTTGTACCATCACCAGTACCAGCAATATCTTTATTGTATTCTATTTCGCTAGCAAGCCAAGTAGTAAAAGGTTTCTTTGAAGTACTGTTAGAAATAGCATAATTTTCAACAAGTTTATTCCAAGCAGTATTAACAGTATCTGCTCTTGTATATTTAGTGTTAGGATTATATTGTTGAAGTATTGACAAGATTTTATTTTTAGTTGCAGTGTCACCTTTAACAAATAAATCTTGCGCAGCACCTAAAGTATATTCTTTACCACCAACAGGAATCTTTGCAATGTCATCTAAATCGGTAGGAAGATTTCTTGTTATAGGTTTACTCATACCTTTAACACCAGTAATTTTAATATTGTTTTTCATTTCTTCACGAAGTTGAGAACGAGCAGGAATATTAGTAGGTCTGGTTCTAGTTACTAACTTTTTTGCTTCAGGTAAAAATTGATTATATCTTTTTTTACCATATGTTCCAGTCCAAGCCTTTAAACCATCACCTTTATTTTTTTTATATTTACTTGCTTCTTTCCATACAAGATATGCTGCTTTAGCGTTAGTTTCAGGGTCAAGTAATTGTTCATTAGATTTAATACCAAATTTTTCACGACGGTCAGGACCTAAATCATCCTTCATATTAATCTGAAAAATGCCGTAAGATAAATCACCAGTTTCTGGATTATTATTAATTTTATTAGCATCAAGTGATTCATTTTCTGCTTGAGCAATAGCAAGCATTTTAGGAACAACTTCTTCAGGAAAACCGACTCCTCTTAAAAGAAACATTATTTGTGTAAGAGTTAATATTCCTGGTGCTATTACATTACTCGGCATTTAAATCTCCAAACTTATCTCTCTCAAGGAACCTGTCATACCAAAGAGTAAACTTTGGAGAACTGTTCTTTAATTCACGAACTTTTTTATCAACTTCATCTTTAACAAATTGATTACTTTGAGCATCAATATTTTGTGAAGGCATATCTTTAAGATAGTCAACAACTTCTTCTCTGAAAATCATGTATTCTTCAAGTACTTTAAAAGTAGGGTCAGACTTATACCAATCTGATTCAGTAAAGTTTTTATCACTTAACACAATATCAATTGCTCTTAAAGTGCTTTTATATTTATTTGCTTGAATACCTTTATCATACTCGTTATACCAAGTAGGGTTAACAAGTTTTTGTTGCTCAATCCAAGCAGCACGTTCCTCTTTAAGGAATCCTGCACCACGAGAACTATATGAATCAAAACCGTTCTTTTGTACTTTAATATCAAATGCTTGCATAAACTTATTATAAGCCATCCAGCCTAAATCAATTTTAGCATTCTTGGTTGATTCTTCTAAAGAAATAATTTCTCTGAAAGGTTTACCACCAGTACCTGGTTTATTCTTTAGTTGAAAATTATATGCAGCCCTATCAAACACATTGTTTTCTCTATCAACACCCCAAGCATTTGTGATTAAAGATGTAACATATGGGTCTTCTGTTTGAATCTTTGCAACAAGGTCTTTATGTTTAACTAGTTGTTGAGAAGCATTTGCTGTTGATTCAACACCTACGTTATTTTTTGTTGGACTAGTAATAATCATTTCATAATAGTCTGGATACTTTTCGTAAAACAAAGCATCTGCTTCGTCTATACCATATTTTTCTACATAACCTTTATAGATATCAAAGTATGGTTTATAATCTAAACTAAGATTTGGAATAACAAACATTGCTTGGTTTATTCCAAGACGTAACATAAAATGCCATACTGTTCTACTTACAATTTCATCAGGTGTTGCTTCATCAGTTCTTGTACCGTCTCTGAACTTTTGATTTTCAACTGCTAAAATTTTGTTAGCAGTTGTTAAAAACACATTATCATCAAGTTTTCTTGTTGCTGAAACACCACGTTTAGTCCATGCTGGAAGTAACATATCGTATGATAAAGGTTCTTTAGATGGACCATATGGTAAAATATATGTGTCAATAAGTCTTCTTATAGGTAAATTAGAACCAGTTGTTTCTTTATATTTAGCATCAAGATATGGTACAGCATTAATTAAATTAGATGCACTTACTTGAATAACTGGACCTGCTCCAGCGTTCCACCAAGGTTCACCAGAGAAAGGAATATTTAAACGAGTAACAGGAAAAGATACTCCTGCTAATGCGTTAAACAGTTTAGTTTTTCTCCAAGAGTTAGGTACTTGCATTGTAATTAAAGGCTCACCTGTTTGTGGGTCTTTATCTACAGCCTCTTTATTCCAAGGGTCATTCCATATTGTAATTGGTCTAATAATTGGTTTAGGATTATTTAATATTAAATTACTGTATACACGCAAAGAGTTTAAGTTTGCTTGAATAAATGGTGATGCAAAAGAAATTATTGAAGCAATATTTGAATATCTGTCAATTGTGTATAGTACACGTTTAGTTTCTTTTAATGCTTCACGGTGTGCTGCTTTTTCAACACCTTGTATTTCTAATTCAGTTACTGGTTTACCTGTACGTTGTGCTTTTGCTTGTAAAAACTTTGCACCATTATCAATAGTTTTTTGATAAATGTTACCGTAAAATTGTATACGTGTGAAAGCATCTTCAGGCATAGTACCAAGATATTTAAATAAAGTATCTACAAGTGTGCTGTAAAGTTTTCCAATATCTTGAAAGTTATCTATACGAAACTTTGTTTTACCTATTGCTTCACCAGGAATAGGACTTAGTTTGCCTTCTAGTTGAAGTTGACCTAGGCGTGCTTCAAGTTCATAAGGTGAAGGTATTTGTTCGTAAGGTTTATTTGCTATATCAAATCTAACACTTTGGTCAGGAAAATATGTTTGAACTTCGTTCCATCTTGTAGCAATATAGTTATCTATATCGTACTTTGATTTACGTCTTTTCTCTTGTTTAATAGCAAGTTGTTTTTGTTCTTTTTTAGTTAACTTTTTAGTTGCATCAACTTTTATTGGTCTTTGAACTTTAGTGTTACGAAACTCTATTTGTGCTTGACGGTCATTAGATAAGAACCATTTTTTGATTTTATTTAATTCACTAACTATGTGTCTTTTACCACGAGTAGTGTCAATAAGTAACATTCTTTTTGTTATTTCTGCTTCACGAAACTGTCTAGCCTGAACATAGAGAGAAGCAAAATAGTTAGGATTATCTGGATTTAATGTTTTCCAACCATAAGAAGTATATAATTGGCTTTGCATTAAAGGGTTACGTATTTCTTTTTTCTGCTTTTGTGCAGCAGATGCAAGTTTAGGTCCTATTGAACCTAGTGAACCAGACTTGTAACCTTTAAAAATTAAATCGCCAACAATAATATCTTCTTTACCTTGAGTATATTTGTTGGCTTTGCCACCAGGTTTTTGTTGTGCTTTATTAATAGCAGTTAATACTTCACTAAAAAATTCTTGTTGTTTAACTAGTTGTTCTGTTAGTGGTTGTAATTCTTTTCTTAACTCTTTAACTTCTGCTTCTAAAACTTTAATGTTCTCAAGAGTTTTTTGTTTACGTGTAACTTTATTATTGAAAGCAACTATTTTTTCTTCTAAAGCAATTCTCTCATCCATAAGAGAATTATATTTTGTATAGTCAGGTTTCTTTTTATTTGCTAATTTATAAAGTTCTTCATTTATACTATCTACTCTTTTAATTTCAGCAGCAAGTTCTTTACGTTCTGCACGTAACTTTATTTTAGTATCTATTATTGCAGATAAATCTCTTTGTTTTTTATCTAATCTTTTTTGAACATCAGTATGTTTTACTCTAACAATTTCTAAATCATTCTTCTGCCATTTAACAATAGACTTCCAAGAACCTAATGTTGTTTTAGGTGCAGGTAAACCTAACTCTTTTGCTAAAAGAAATTTTTCTATACGGTTACCAACAACACCATGATAAAAATTGTTAACAAAGTTTTTAGAACCTTTGGCTAATCCCATGCTTATTTCTAAAAGACTATTATTGTATAATGCTGTACGTATTTCACCTTCAATTACGTTACGTTGAGGGTATGCAAAACGTAAAAGTGTCGCTGGTCTCCATACTGCATCAAATGCAAAGTATGTTCCTTGAAGGAAACTTTTTGTTTTATATATTCCTGAAGCAAATGTTGCTAATTCACCTTTAGCAAACTGTTGATATAGTTTAATATCTAACATTGGCATTGCGTTACCAAGTTGTGAACTTAATGTTGGGTCAGTAAATACCCATTCACCATCACTGTATGCAAAAAGTTTTGTACGATAATGTTCCAAAACATTGTTTCTTCTTTGGTCTAGTTCCCATTTAATTATATCTGATAAACTTTTAGCAGGACCTGAACCGTCTGGTTTCTTAATGTTTTTAGCAAACACTTCATTTGCTTCATCAGGGGTTAATGGTCTATCAAGACCAAGTTTTTTATTGATTGCTTTAACTGCTTGGTTTTCAATACTGGTAATCATAACAATTCTGTCAGCATCTGTTTGTGCTCTAAGATATTTGTTAAGTAGGTTTCTTTTAATTTGTGTGCCTTTAGCATTTCTCCAAGGCTGCACTTTATCCATGAATGCTATAAGTTCATCTGCTGAACCTGAAGAACCAATACCTTTAAATGGTACCCATCCTGATGGTTGTTGTAAACCTGACCATCCTACTAATCTTACAGGCCAATCAAAGTTTGTTAATTTGTAAATCTTGTTGGTCCATTCAAGACCATCCATTTTTTCTGTAAATCTGTCATTAAGAAATGTTTTAGTTTTTGTTTCAACAATTTTTGCTCTAGCGTTTTCAACTAGTGAAGAAGGTGAAGGTGTAATTGCTCTTGTTCCAAGAAATGGTGATTCAATAATGTTATCTTGTACACGGTTAAGTACACTTCTTAAACTAGCGTTACGTGTTTTGACATCTTTTAAAATGTCATCATATTTTAAACCTAGTTCTTTATCTTTTAAAAGCATACCATTAACATCCCCACCATAACGTAGGTCTGCTATTTCTTGTATACCTAATTTTTTTGGACTTGTTGACGCTTTAAATACTGGGTTTGATAATCTGTCAATTATGTCACCAATTGATGCTGCTTCTTTTTCTAAAAACTTTAAAGCATTAGGGTCACCGAATACTGCTTTTAAAGTATTTTCAGCAATAGGTCTGGCTTTGATACCATAGTTTTGTACACTGATATCACCAAAGATTCCAGCGATAGCGTCAGGGTTTGAGGACTTTTGTGCGAATGGATGTTTTAATATTCCTGCAGCGTCTGTGTTTAAAGCAAAATCTATGAATGATGAAGCACCTTTTGTTGATGTTACTTTAGCAATTTTTTCAACATCACCCATTGGTACTTTAGGTGTAAGATATTTACCTTTAGCAAGTAATCCTACTTCTGCACCTACAACGAATGGGTCACCATACCAAGAGACCATGAAGTCTCCAGCACCTGTTGACCATTTACCTGCAAGTTCTTCATCGAATGCTTTACGGCGTTGTTCTTCATTATAGATATCAAAGTCTCTACGTCCACCTGTTGGAACATTGAAACCTAAATCTTCTGCAACGTTTAATGCTTTTCTTGGTAGGTTAAATGGGGCAATATCTGATGCACCAAATAATGCTTGCATTGGTGATATTTGTTGTGCAGGTCCACGATATGTTTCAACAATACCAGATGTTGGTCTTTCTTTATCTGTTAAAAGTGCTGCTGTTGAAATACCAGCACCTACGGCTCTTGAAACTTGACCCATCTTATCCAACACAGCACGTCTTTTTGTGCCTTCAGGTGCTGCATATTCTAATGTTTCACCAAGTAATGCTTTACCTGATTCAATTCTTTTATCTATTCTTTGAGCAGCCTCTGCTGGGGTGTCAAAGTTTTTTTCAATAAAGTCAGTGAAGTCAGTAAGTAAACTCATTGAAAAGAATCTTCTTTCGTTAAAATTTCTATAATGTTTTTGTGGTCGTCAGGTGTTAAACCATCTGTGTGCGCTAATCCCCATGCTAAACCAGCGTTTTCAAAACCGATTGCGTCAAGATAGTTAGAAAAGTTTATTGCCCATTCTGTTACTTCGCCAGCCATTACAAACTCCGTAAATAAAGAACAAAGTTATTTAATGTTATTGGTGCACCTTCTTGATTTGCAGCGTTTTCTATGAGTGGTAAGTATTGTGTTAATCTTTGTAGGTCTTGTTTACGTGGATTATCAGGTCTTCCTGATGCTATATTTAAACCAACTTCTGTAGGTCCAGGTCCTTCACCGAAAGGCATTCCTACTTCTGGTGCTTCGTTTGGTCTTTCAGTTGGTGCAGTTAGTGGTGTTAGTTGTGAAAAAATTGATGGTTTAGTTTGTTGTGGTTTGGCTTGTGGTACTTTACCTGCAAGTTTTGCACCTTGTTGTTGTTCTAAAATTTGTTTACCTTCACCATATTTACCACCAGCATAGTATCTCATTGCTTGTTTGGAAGGGTTTTGGTCTGTTCTTTTAGATTTACTACCAATACCTGATACGACTTCTTTGGCCATTTATTGTCCTAGTTGTGAAAGTAGTTCTTGTAATCCTGCTGGTACTTGCTGTTGAGGGGCCTCTGAGGCGGCTGGTCCAGGAGCGACGGGGACGGGTTGCTCAACTGTTGCCATTGGAGGAACCTCAGAGGCAACTTGTGGGGTAGGTGCTGGAGTAGGAGCAGGAGTTGGTGCGAATACTTCGCTTACTGCTGTTTCTATCGCTGTACCTTTTTGGCGTGCTTTAATAACTGCAGCCATTTTCATTGCTAACTCTGAAGGGTCTTGTCCTTGTGTTGTCATTTGAGGTATTGCTTGTGCTAGTTGTGACATTGCTGTGTTCAAATTGTCACGCATACGTTGAACATCTATTGCTTGTTGTTCACCTGTTACGTTCATTGACCATGGTAGTTCACGCATAACAAAATCACGTGATACTAAATCTGCACCTAATGCTTGTAGTGAGAATATTAGTGCACGACTTGGGTCAAGTCCTGACATTAAACCGTATCTTACTTGGATACCGTAGTCACCGTTGATATCTTTACGTGAATCGTAGTCTATTTCAAATTTTGCGCCACCTGATGTGGCTGAAATCTTTTTAGTTCCAGGGAAAAGTTTCTCATCCATTTTGAAACATAGTTGCATAATGTCTTCAAAGGTGTCTGAGAGGATTTGTTGCCCTGTTTTTACTTGTGTATCAAATGCACCTAGTAATGCTTGTACACCTTGACCTGTAATGATGCTGGCATCAATGTTTCCTGAACGTCCTTCAGGATATCTTGCACCCATTCTCATTTCTTGTTGCAATAATGCTGCTTCTGTGAACGCAGCAGGTGGAACCTCTAGGCCTACACGGCGTATGTTCTGCGGCTGAGCAGTTCTAAGTATTGCATCAGGTCCAAAAGCGAACTCTTGGACATCGTTTGGTACAGCAAGTGGTGCATTTATTGATTTTTCTGCAGCATCCATAGCAAGTTGTGCGAAACGTGCACGTGCTATCTGTACCCATAGGACATCATCGAATTGTCCTCTTGGTTCGTCATCTATTCCTGGGCGTCTTGCTACACGAACCATGAGTTCACCCATAGGGTTTTCACTTTGTGCTAAAACAAGGTTACCTCTGTTAGGTAAATATAATAAGATTACGTTTTTGTCTTCGTAGCGAATCATTTCTAGTTCACTATAAAGGTCTATTTCGTCTATTTTGTATCCGTTTAGGATTTGTCTTTCAAATTCTGGGAACTCTGCGATTAGTTCTGCAATGATTTTTCTGTAACGTTTAGTGAAAGATACTACTCTGCCATATCTATCATATTCTGGATATGAACCTAAAGGGTTTTCCACACGGATTCGTGGCATGTTTGCTTCTTGGTCTGCTTCAACAACGATAGGTAGGAAACCGTAGGTGCCGTACCAGTCTGCGCCTTGATACATTTGTGTTTGTAGGCGTGAAAATTGTACATAATTGTTGGCTATTAGTGTTTTTGTGTCAGCAAATTTTTTAGCACGGTCAGTAATATTGGTTGTTGTGCAGTTAAATGAAGGTAGTGGTGCCAATACTTCGCTAACGTCGCGTGCTGCAACGTCAACAAAGTTAGCAATCATCGCCTTAGATGCTCCTTCTGGGAACATTTCAGGGAACACATTGACAAGGTTACCTCTGCGTACTTCAAGAATGTCACCCATTCTTGCATCGCGTGAAGCATTGCGGCGTTTTAAAGCCTCAACCTTGTTCGCTATTTGTGTAATGTTTAATGGCACTACTTACCTCTTTTAAATTTTTTGTTTCTAAAGTCTGCAAGGTTTGGTACTTTAGGGTTATTCTTTTCTGCTTTAAGTTTTTTTAATGTTTGTTCAATATTTGCTGTGTTTTTTCTTTTAGGTTCAACAAATTTTAGAAAAGGTGAATCAGGTTTTTCTGTTTTTTTTGTTGATTTTTTACTTAATGCTTGTTTAAGTTTTGTTAAATCTTTAGCATCTTTAGGTCCGATTGTTTTTTTAGAAATTGGTTTAAGATTACGCATAGCAGATTGTACAACTTTAGGACCATATTTTATTACAAGTTTTGCTAATGCTGCTTGAGCAAGTCCTGCTTCATTAACTTTAATTTTACCACGACCATTTGGTTCTGATGCTTTCATATGTTCCTTATCCGTAATATATTTCTTGTTGTTGTTCAGCAAATGCTTCATCTAAATCTACAATGTATCTTGTGTTTAATTGTTTTGTTGAATGCCATTTGGATTGCATATATCTTTGACCTGAAGTGTTTCTTTCAACCCATTCCCTAATAACTATTTCACAGAACCATAGGGCCATTATCATATCAAATGGTTGACCTTTTCTCATGTCTGGTTTCCAAACAATAAGTTGGTTTATTAAGGCTTTAACACCTTCACTGTTTGTAGTGGAAGGTAAATCTATGAGGTTGGAGTTTCTAACGAATTTGTTTTCGCTAACCGTTCCAAACAGAGGAGCCATCGATGCAACCCCAAAATCGACGTCCCATTTGTTGTTACCAGTGAAGTGCTCACGAAATACGATTCCACGAGAAGCAAGAAAATCACGTATCGCTTCGTCTTTCGTAAGGAATAATTGAAACGCATTTTTCTCCACAACAATCACGTTAGGTTGATATTTGATAGCCCAGTCCTCAATCAAGTCCCTAATTTTGGCTGGGGTTGGTTCGGTCATGTTCACAGCATCAAGAATGTATCTTTGTTTTGTTTCAACATTTACAGCGATTATTACTGCTGCTGTGGCACCAGACATTGCTGGGTCAATACCCATCACTATACGAAAGTTACCATCATTAGGATGACCTGGTGCACCTAACCGTATAGGGCCAGTACGGCGCATCCCATTGACACAACTTTGTACACATGCTGGTGGGAAAATAGAATCTTCTTCAACATCTTGCTGCTGGTATACCATAGCCCAAGTTTGTGGTGTGACTTCTGAGCGACGTTGGTAAAGCGCAGGACCATCCCACTTTGGATATAATCCTTCAGAATCAGGTGTGGTGTCCTCGTCACCGTCCCAAGGACGGTCGCTTCGAGGCCAAAGCGTCACCCAGTCGTCACTTTTGTTCGCAATCTCAAGAACTGCTGGCATAGCCAAATATGTGAAAGGTGTTTTACCACCAGACCAATGTTCAGGATTACGTAACTCTCGATACAAATCATTAGACGCTATACGTGTCCCAACGATAAGAAGTTTACCGTTTTTACCTAGACGGGTGATAACTTCTTGCTGTAGCCATTTGATTTGTTTCTCATGCTCATGGGCGTTAGCCCCAGTGATACAGTCATCAAGAATAATTAAATCTGCACGGGCACCATAAATTTGTCCACCCATACCAAGTGCTTGAATAGTTGGGTCTTTCTCACTAGAGTCCCTGGCTTCTGCACCAAGATAAACTGTGTCAGTGCGCCAAGTATCAGCATCCTCTTGCCAGCCACCATCAGGACCATACATGGCCTGCAGTTTCTGCCACCTAGGGTGAGACAATCTTTGCTTGATAGCATACACAAACTCGCGTGCCTTATACAAAGTCTTAGAAACAATAATGATACGAATATTAGGATTAAGAGCAATACGGTAAGTCGAATAGTTGATAGTCACCGTAGTCGATTTAGCATGCTCAGGAGCAATATTAATCAAAACCCTATTAGGGCTAGAAGGTTCATACACCATAGCATTATGCAACCAGGCAGGCTCACCCTTTTCAAGAAGACTAATAAAATTTTCTTGATGAGGAAAAACCTTCATCTCCAAATAGTTCTCAGAAAACTCTTTAAAAGAAATATCAAACTTCTCAGACGACTTTCTGTTAGAACGCACCTCATCCCTAGAGATACGGGCATCATCCAAAAGTTCACGAAACTTCTTATCCGTCTTCGTCCAATACTTCACCGTATCAGACTTAACCCCAGCCACCCTAGAGGCATCAACAACCGTCATACCAGAAGCCAAAGCCTTAAGGAAATCATCCTTACGCTGAGCACTCAAAGCCCTAGTATGGTGGGCATCACCAGGCCTAGCAGACATAAAAAACCACCACTAATATTAATATAATATAAGGAAATCGCAACAAGCGATTTCCATAAAACACTACCCCATTCGCCAAGAGCCCAGCGAATGTAATATAAAAAAAACCCTTACACTATATCTAACCTGTTAGCACAACAAAACCTAACACACAAATATATAACAATTACATAATCCCAGGTCAAACAACCACAAAAAGTTAAAAAACAGATGAACAGCCCCCACGTATCTATCGTTTTTAACACTCTGGGGTCTTGTGTGGTTATTTGTGGGGAATTAGGTTAGTTAGTTAATTAACTAAACGGCTAAAGTAATTGAATGGTCTGCTAGTTACCTGTCATATTTACTAGGCCCCGTGTTTGTTTGTTTCTTGGTAATTAGTGGGGGAATGTCCGATATTGTCGGGGGGTAGATTCTAGCTCTTACGATTTACCCCCTTAGTTTGGTCTGTGAGGGGTGGCGCGTGGTCGCTCGTGGCATGAGGTGTCGCTTTCTATTAGAAAGTGTCCTATTGATTGAATGCCATGTCTCGTGTAGTATTAGATGTATGAGTGAGACTAATTTATGCCATGCGATAGGCCAAAAGGTTTCTTTTGGTTTATCGGGTGAAACTAGTCACCCTCTAAAGAAAGATGAGAATATGAGTAAGACAGAAGAAAGACCCGTAATCGAATTGACTCACGAGAAAGTCGTGCAATTAGTGAGTGAATTAGAGAATGGCTACAAGGTAATAGATGAGACTAATGCCAAAACTAAAGATGAGATTAAGAAACTAAAGGACGCTAGACGCGTGGTTTCAAAGTCTGTCTTTGGTCGAGTTCCAATGGCCTCATTTATGGTCTCTGAGGCTGTTGCTAAAGGGATTACATCTATTAAGAAAGTTAGTGATGATTCGGGCGTATCAATTAGCACAATTAGTAGATATGAATGGATAGGCACTACTCTCTCCAATGTCGGACTAACCAAGACATCTGAGAAACTAGCCACTAAATCACTAAATCTCTTAATCGGGGGTGTCTTGAAAAAACAGGACATGCTTAGTGTTCGAGATGTCGAGTCTTGGAAGCAAATGATTCAAGATAAGACATTTAAATTACCTAGTGCCCCGAACATCAATAGTGTTTGTGAGGCCATAGGTAACGGCTCTTATGACAAACATCTAAACGATATTGAAACAGCCATTTCAACTCGTAGAAAAGTAATGGTGAAAGCGTAAATCACCATTCACAAGATAAGCCCTCACGATATCGTGGGGGCTTATTCTTTTGTGCTCACTTTCTATTAGAAAGTAAAAAATTATTGAGTTGTTCAATTTTCTGAACCTGTTGTTGCTCGTTGCTGTTTTTTAATCCTGTTGCTGTTCGTTGTTGTTTTCTACTTTCTGATAGAAAATAGTCTATTGATTTGGGGGTAGGTTTGTGGTATACTTGTAGTATCAAGTGAAAGGATAATGTGATGAGGAAAAATATTCCCACGCGAAAGATTATTCGCACACGCTCTATTGCGTTTGCGCCTAATCGTAGTAAAGCATTACGCAATGAGGCTCATTCAGTTGTGCCTAAGTGTGGTCGTGCTAAGCAATCCTACGACCCTCAAAGACGCCTACAATTTTGGTTAAAACAGGTGTCTTTATCTGACGAGTTACTTTCTATTAGAAAGTTACAAAACAATGTATAGTGGTAATGAGGGTAACAAGTTAGTTGATATTCAATTGATTTGGACTCGTGTTGATAAGTCCGAACATTGGTATAACAATTATCTAATGAAATGTCAGTGGTGTGAGTGGCGTTACATTGCAGACAATTTTGACACTATTCGTAATGTTATCGAGAAACACCTGAAAGGGGTGCATGAAAGTAATGCAAAGTAATAAACGAAATGTTGCTCGCAAGAGAGCATTTTACAAGTTGAGGGACAAGTATCCTAAACAATACCAAAAGTTTTATTTGGAGGAGTTGGCTGTGCTTGACCTGAAACCTAGAAAGTCAAAAAGAAAACCTGTCAAGGAAACAAATGTTGCCCCTGAACAGGTTGAAAAAATAATTGCTGAGCGCATGATGACAACAGAATATCTTGGTGCGCTTATGCAAGAAGGTGTGGTTTCTAACAGAAAGTTAGATATTGATATCGAACCTGTTGATGTCACACTTGATGAAAATTATTCACCACTCTGGGATAAGAGTGCGTGGATATTCAAAGATGAGAAAGGAGAATAAATGTATTGGGGCGATTGGTTGGCAATAGCATTGCTTTTGTCAGCAGTAAGTGCTTTACTAATTTGGAAAAGATAAGGAGAAAGAATAATGGAAAGCAATACAATAGAAATGAAGATAAGTCATGACGGCTATCGTAATATGGCTGGAATGTTTATCTGCAATGTCCTTGAGAATGTTAAAACTCGCAAGGATTGGACTATACAAGATGCGTCATTCTTACTACTAGGTGCAATGAAAATTGCTCGTGGTCTGCCAGATGACGAATTTGCTCTATTGATTTCTTCAATAGATAAAAGGTATAATGGTTAGTAACACATTTTCTATTAGAAAGGTAGATTATGGAAACCGAAGTGCCAGAACCAGAAGCACAAGAAACTTGTGAAGGTTGTGGTTTAACAGAAAGCGATAGTGGTTGTGATATAATCACTCTTGATGAGGGTTTATATTGCACCGATTGCTTGCGTTGCTGTGATGCTTGCAACGAGTATTACAGACACAAAAGTGATACTCATTGGTTTGACAGCATTTGTGGTGATTGCCAAGGTGACCACTTTGAATGCAGTTCATGTAACAAGGTGTATCACTTTGATGACAGCATAAGTTCAACAGACACACAAGAAACTTTGTGTTCACGCTGTGCTGACATGTATTGGACATATTGTAGTGAATGCAACGAATGGTATGAAGATTACAACCATAATGATGAGTGTGATGACGCTTATCGTGAAGGCATCAACGACTACTCGTTCAAACCTACACCAATATTTCACTACCAGCCTGAGAAACCGAGCAAAACCTTTTTCGGTTTAGAGTTAGAAGTTGAGGCTGTTCATGAAACTATCAGTGCAGGTGTAGATATCGTTCGCAAATATGCTGACGATAATTTGCTGTATCTCAAAAGTGATGGCAGTTTAAGTGACGGCTTCGAGATTGTCACTCATCCTATGACTCACGATTGGGCTATGGAAAAGTTCCCTTGGGAGATGATAGAGAGACTACGCAGAGCAGGTTACAGGTCTTGGGACACTGACACTTGTGGTTTGCATGTGCATGCTTCTCGCACCTCATTTGTTGACAGGTCACACTTGTGGAAGTGGACTTATCTTATCAACAAAAACTCTGACGAGTGTATCAAATTGGCTGGCCGTCATAGTCACTATGCACAATTCTATGGTGTCAAACCGACTAGCGATATTGTGTTACGCAAGTCTATGCCACGAGAAAGATATGTGGCTATCAACTTACACCCTAGACACACCGTTGAGGTGCGCATATTCAAGGGTTCGTTACGCATACCGAGAGTTAAGACAGCACTAGATTTCATGCAGTCGTCTATCGAGTTTGCTAACAAGTTGACAATCAAAGAGGCAAGTAGTGGTCAGACTTGGTCTATGTTCAAAGATTATGTCGGCGAGCATAGTAGCAGGTTTGAGAACTTATACTTGCGTCTCAACGCAGATAAACTAACTGATTCATTGAGTTAGTTTCTATTAGAAAACACAACAGAAAAGGAGAGAGTATGTGTTTACTTATGGTAGCAAAACCAAACGCAATGCCAAAAGATGATGACTTGGTTTGCGCTTGTGTTAATAATCCAGACGGGTTCGGTTATGCCGTTCACACTGGTAAAACAATAATCACAGGTCGTGGTATGAACCATGATGATGTGATAGATAGGTTTCTTACAACTCGTGAGAAATATATCAATGGTTGGGCAATGTTTCATGCACGCTTCACCACACATGGTGAAACTATGAAAGATAATTGTCACCCGTTTCGTGTAGGTGGTAGCCCGAATACTATCCTTGCGCACAACGGTATCCTGAGCAATGTCAGAATACCTAATGGTGACAGGCGTTCAGATACTCGCGTGTTCGCTGAGGATTTACTACCTAAACGGCTCAACATCTTGGATAGTAAAAAGAAGTTCAAGAAGTTAGAGAAGTGGGCTGGTGGTTCTAAAATTGCTGTGTTCAGCACAGACAGGCGATTACAGAAGGCTGTGTATATTGTCAACGAGAAGTTAGGTCACTGGGATAATGATGGTTTGTGGTGGTCTAATAGTTCATACAAGCAATACTACTACACCTACACCAAGCCTAAAACTTGGACATCATCTTACGATATAGCCAACGGCATTGATAACAAATACATTATCGATGGTGAGGACTTGACAGAGTTTGTTGAGGAAGGTATGGCTTGTAGTTATTGTGGCCATTTCTTTGCCGAACCAGACTATTTCCACGGCTATTGTCAGACATGCTGGACTTGTCTAGAATGTCAAGACTTCGAAGAATCTTGTATGTGTTACAGACCAGCATATAAGATTGGTCAAAGACAACGCGAATTAGAATACGATTTCTAATAGAAAGTGGTGAGATATATGAAAGACTATTGTGAGGATTGTGGACAACCTGAATGGTTGTGTATCTGTGGAGGTGATACATGAAAACAACATGTGAGGAATGTGGTCGTGTGTTTAATTTATTCGACGACAAAGATGCACAAGAATTAATCTATGGTCACGATTGTGAATCATACTGAGAAGAAAGAGAGGTGAATAAAATGATAAATGAAAACATTGACCCACGCATGGCAATAGCACAAGTGTTGGGTGAATTAGAAACAGCAGAAGAATCTGATGCTTTCATGACAAAGATACAATCTGCTAAGAGTAATGTTGAAGCATATCAAATATGTTTAGACACATTGATGGGGGTAAACAGATGACATTTGACCCTATCACATGCCATGGCCAATCTTGGGGTAACTATTGTGACATATGCGAGCAAGAAGCATATCGTGAATACATCCAAGAAATGGGAGAGGACTACGATAATCAAGGGGGTGATGATGAGTAATGGAATTAGTAGAAAAAATAAACGTGTTTGCTTCTAACTTGTTGACAGAATTTTCTGCTGTTGAAAACGACAGCGAGTTTATTCTAACATTACAGGAACACGACTTGTATTATGATTTCGATAGGGCAAGTCGCTATCTTGAACACATTAAAGAATACACTTCAGCGTATCTTTATGCCTACGATAAGGAGATGAGTAATGCTTGATGTGGTACTGGGTGAGAAAGCAAAGCAAGCCAAATGCTACAATCACCCAGACCCTGACTGGTTTCATATCCCTGGAAATAATGTGGTCAATAAACATCAGAAACAATTTTGTAATGGTTGTAAAATTATTACTGAATGTTTAGACTATGCGTTAAGGAATGATGTGTCAGGTGTGTGGGGTGGCACAACAACAGGTGAAAGAAGAACGATGAGAAGAAGTATGGGTATCAGGGTGATACCTATATCGTTGAGGGAGGTAAATGATGGCACGGAAGAAGAAAGAGGAAGACGATATTGAAACATTAGTTGATGAGGCGTTTCCTAAAGATAGTGAGGCTATCATGAAATCTATGGAAGCAACAGAGCAAATCACTGACGAAGCATCAAGGTTCATAAACTTTGATGAGATATGGGAAGCAGCAGCGACACAGAAAGAAGCAAGACTTGCTATCCTAAGTATGTCTGGTATGCTTGCCTTTGCTGTATCTGAACATGGTGGAATGTATCTTGACCATTTGATACAACAAGAGGAAGAAGACAATGGAAATAAGGAAGGCTGATTGGAGTGGAATACCTACTTCTGTTTGCCCTAACTGTGATTGTACTTGGTTTAATGTTCCGATAACATTTGACCCTGATACATACGAGATAGCAGCATATGGTATTGAGGGTGTAACTTGTTGGTCTTGTGACCAACCTATTACTCCTCCAATACCCATTGATTCTAAACTAGATGAGAAAGAGGATGAGTAATGGGTTGGATTCTTACAGGTGTATTCGTTAGTACAACTTTGTTCTATGGTGTTAGTTACTATAAACAGGTTGAGTTAACCGTTAGGGAAAGGATGAGACCCTATGAATAAAACTTTAAGCATCAGGATTTGCATTAGTATTAAACCAGTATTATAATATTATATTATATAATATAACATTATATAATATATATAATATAATATATATAATATAATATAACTACTTTCTATTAGAAAGTAGATTATGAAAGGATAGTAGGTAGATTTTCATCTCACCTTTCGTCTACCTACTATCAAACTTTAACGGTATTTAGAGGAGGATTAAGTGTTAAAGATAAACGGATATGATGTACCTGAACATGTTTCCTATTCAAGTATTACCACTTGGTTGTCCTGTGGTTATCGCTACTACTTGACTCGTATTCAACAGGTCGAGGAACAACCTGCTGCTTGGACTCTTGGTGGGTCTGCTGTGCATAAAGCAACAGAAATGTATGACTTACAACTATGGGAGTTAAAGAATGATAATTAAGTTAGAAACTTGGGAGTATGAATATGCCAGCAATATTGGTGTAAGAAGATTCACAAACAATTGGGGTAAAGAAAACGCAACATACTATGACCCAGCAAAAATGGAAGACAACAGGACAGCACTTGTTGCTTCTGCGATTGGTGAACTTGCTGTGGCTAAAGCAACTAACCAGTATTGGCATGCAAGTATTTGGAAAAATAGTAAGCATGATGAGTATAAAGATTTACCTGATGTTGGTGAATTTGTTGAGGTTCGTAGAGTACGAACACAAGATGGTCCTACTGTTAGGGAAAAAGATTTATTGAAAGAAAACCTTTACATCTTTGGTGTAAGACCTATCGGTCCAGAGTTCACTGAGGTTGAGATACTTGGTTGGACTAGAGCGATACATGGTTGGCATCATGGTGTGCCAACATCTTTCGGTAAAGTTATTCCACAATCATTACTTAACCCTGTTGAAACTTGGGTAACCCCAAGATGAATATAGATAATATTTGGACACAAGCGTGGAACCTTGAGGTTGAGCAGATATTAAAATATCAAGAACCAAACTTTGATATCGCTAACCTTAGACAATCAGTTCGAACAACTAAAGCAAACCCTGATGGGGAGAATGCTACATGGTGGTTTGAGAATGGTAAAAAGTTTCTACAATCTTGGGTTAACTGGCGTGCTAATAGTGGTTGGGAAATCTGGCAAACACCACAAGGTGTACCTGCTATAGAGTTACTACTTGAAATTGAAACAGGTGGTATAAATATTAAAGGTGCAGTTGACCGAGTGTTTGTTACACCACAAAATGAAATCATTGTGGTTGATTTAAAAACAGGTTTGCGTACACCACAATCAGATTTACAGTTACAAGTTTATGCTTGTATGCTTGAGCGTGCCACTGGTGTGAGACCACACTATGGTGTATATTGGATGGCAAGACAAGGTGGAACAAGTACGCCCACCAAACTAGATAAGTTTACATTACAAAAGTTAGATGAAATGGTTGCTCTCTTTCAGAAAGCACGAGAGAATAATCTTTATCTACCTAACTTTGAGTCATGTAAAATGTGCTCTGTACAAGAGTACTGTTACTGGGTAGACGGAGAGAAGTCTACTGGGTTAGGAGAAATCAATGGCAACAAATGAAGCACTGTTTTCAGTTAGTATGAAAACAAAAAACGGAACCATCCTCACCTTACGTGCAGATGATTTTGAAACATTTTCTAAACACATCTCTGAAGCAGTTGGTGGAAACATTAACCTAATCGTTGGTGCTTTAGAAGATGTTGTTCACGGACAAGACGGTGTTGTCTACGCTGCACAAGCATTAGGTGCAACAAGTGTGGTAACTGAACCTAACATTGGTAGTGGTCCTGTGGCACCACCATCAGCAGGTTCATATCCTGTACCTACCTGTCACCACGGTCCAAAGAAACATAAGAGTGGTAATGGTGCTAAAGGTCCTTGGCAAGCATGGATGTGTCCATCTGCTAAAGGAACACCAGACCAGTGCCAACCTATGTGGATTAAGCGTGGAGAAATTGGTTGGGTTGCATAAGTGAGAACACTCACTAGAACAATCGGTAAAACTGAATCAGGTGGCGAACCATTGCCACCTGTGTTCAGGACTTTTGAATATTCCCAAATTGTTTTACGACGAAGCGAAGTCAGTATGTTTGCTGGCGCACCTGGTGCTGGTAAATCAACACTTGCTTTAGCGTTAGCAACTTGGATGAAAGTTCCAACACTTTATGTTTCAGCAGACACTGGTGCACACACTATGAGTATGCGTTTATTCTCAATGCTCACAGGTAAAAGCCAAGATGAGGCAGAGAAACTTTTATCATCAGATACTAAGTTTGCTAAAGATGCAATCAATAAAGGTTCAAGTCATATCTTTTGGTCATTCGAAGCAGCACCAACCCTATCAGATTTAGATGAGGAAGTGTTATCGTTTGAGGAAATACATGGCGAGAATCCACACCTTATAGTATTAGATAACCTTATCGACATCAGTGATGGTGGTGGTGAAGAATGGTCCTCTATGCGTCAAACAATGAAAGAGATAAAGTTTCTTGCAAGAGACACCAACGCTGCAATCCTTATCCTACATCACACTAGTGAAGCATTTGATTCTAATCCTTGCCCACCAAGGGCTGCGATACAAGGTAAAGTTTCACAACTACCAGCACTGATTTGTACGATAGGTCAAACACCTAACGGTATGATGGGTGTTGCGCCAGTAAAGAATCGTTATGGTAAAGCAAATGCTTCTGGAAGTGAACCAGTATATCTGTCATTCAATCCAGAGTTTATGTATCTTGCTGACCCTAGAGAATCATTGTGAGGAATGAAGATGGCAGATGTTATATTTGTTTATCTATCTGGTATTGCACATGCAACAACGAATCGAATGTAGGGAATAAACCTTGACAACAATAATAGGTTTACAGAAAAAAGATTATTGTCTTCTTGTTGCTGATTCACGTATCACTGATGATGATGGTAGAACTTATTATCATCCTCATGTTACTAAGATAACTAAGCGTGGAAAGTATTTGATTGCAGGTGCAGGACTTACACAGCCTTGTGACATTATTCAACACAACTGGTTACCACCAACACCAACATCTGTAGCCTATAAAGATTTGTATCATTACATGATTGCATCAGTTGTTCCATCAATGAGGACAGCGTTAGCAGTTAACGGGTATGCACCTGATAAAGATAATGATGATGCAGATTTTATTTTCCTTATCGCATTAGGTGGCACAATATTTGAAGTAGATGATTCACTATCTGTACTTATGCGTGAAGATGGAATCTATGGTATAGGTTCAGGTTCTGCCTACGCAATAGGTGCATTGCATGCTGGTGCTACTTGGAAACACGCTATGCAAATTGCTGCAAAGAATAATATATTTACAGCACCACCATTCATAACACAAAAGCAGGTAAAAAATGGATAACCGTGAAGTAAACTGGGCTAAGTCTTGGTCTAAATGGGCTAACAAATCTAGGAAAGAAGTTATCGAAATGACTGACCATTTAAAAACTTTGTATGAGTTAGAACAAAAAATGAAATGGTTACGTAAAACTCGTGGTTGGTATAGAGGAATATTTTAATATGAGTAATCCTAGTAAACAGAAAGGAACATCTGCTGAAACAGCAGTAGTAAAATATTTAAAAGAAAACGGTTTCCCTAAAGCAGAACGCCGTGCCTTACAAGGTAACCTAGA